GCCGATTTTTCCATCGAAGAATCCGGCCGGCACGGACGGCTGGCGCGCTCCGATCATCACGGCGACTGGCGAGGAATTGATCGAGGCTGGATGAGATCCGCTCACCAAAGCGGTCGTTTGCTGAACCATGTCAACATAAATTCGTCCACGATTGGTCGTGTCATAGGTTGCCACGAGGAAGTGCCAAGATGCAGTATCCGTCAAGGTTTCCGTCGTATCATAAAGGGCTTGAACCGTTCCGTTTGAAGACAGGGCAAGCTCCATCACGTCGGTAACAAGAAAACGAAACATGAAACCGCGTTGATTATTCGTCGTCTCCCACTGTGTCAGAATTTCATTGGCGATTGCTGATGATTCACGCTTGACCCAAGCGAACCATGTTTGCGAAGTTACGTTATTCGTGAGAGCTTTGTCATTCGCCCTAAAATAATCAGAAGATGATCGTTCGAGATCGGCAGAATATTCATTGGCCGTGTAGACAGAACTAATGGCAGTCGTTCCGTAATAGTCCAAAGTGACGCCGCCAATCAAATCTTGAACCTTTCCGCTATTGTTACCGGAGTATCCATCTCGAAAATCCCAGTATTGGGTAACACCGAGATTGAGAATATCCACCGGTAAACGGTAACTAACAATAGCTGTGCGCGACATACGTCAGATTAGACGACAATTTTTCCGTTTCCGTCGATGGAGACGGATGGATTTGATGGGATAGAAGCAGCTACTTTGTCCGTATCGACTTTTGCCAAAGTCGCGTCAATCGTCGCTGGATCATCAGATTCCACTTCATAGTATTCTGGTGTGCCTCCATTGAATTTCACCATGCAAGCAAACTTGCCTGTGTTGTTGGTAACAATTTCGGTAATTTGATATGCCATATTATTTATAATTCACATCTCCGAGAGAATCAGCACCGCCGATAGTCTTCGTGTTTTGTGTCGAGCTGTTGCACCAAACGATTCCAGTAGAAAAGAACCTACCCTCTGGCCATTCAGCAGCCACGGTGCTGTTAGCAGGACATTGAATCGTGATGACAGGAACAGTCCCGTCAGCTGGAACAGTCGTTGAATTGAAGAACTGGAAATAACGAACAGCGGCGTTTCCGTTCGAGAACGTCGCGCCGTAAAGGACACCGGAAGACGCTTTGGTAACCGATGACGCTTCCGCGGCCGTTGAGGTATCGAGGTCTGGAGTATAGGTCGAAACAGCAAGTGGTTTTTCAACGACCTGCAGGACGTTGTTCGATTGATCTTCGCCAGAGATAAGATCGCCAAGGCTCGTCTTCAAAAAACGAGTGAGGGTCATGCGGAGATAACCGAGATCACCCTCGTCTACCGAATCAGGAGATGTTTCATCCGCAACGCCAGCAATCGGAACGACCGTCGATCCGACGGCAAAAGCCGCGTCGTCGGTTCCACTTATACCGCCTCCCGTTACGCGTAAAGCACCAGAAGAATCGGTTTGAAGTGGAGTGTAATCTCCATCAGCTGCAAGGGCAGTTCCAGCGTCGTTGCGTACACCAAGAACATGGACACCCGCATCTCCTGATGAATGAACCGCGTCCTCGGACTTGACGACATCATCAATCGTCTGGAGAGACGAGATCATTGTCGACTGATTAGCAGAAGTTGCAAGACCTGAACCACTGATATTGATGCTTTCAACATTCGTGTTGAGTTCGTAGAGAACAGAAATCGCATCAACAAGAATTGAAGACAACGTATTTCCAGCGGCGTCGAAATTGACCCGGACAGAAAGGTATCCGATAGATGACCAAGCCGCACCGTTTCCGTTTGTCACCGTCGGCGAATCAAGATCAAACGCGACTTCATTCCATCCAGTTGTCAAATCAGTGTCCGCGACATTGTATGAGTAGTTATTACTTGCATCTTCTCCAATGAGAAGATCGACGCTTGCAACATCTGTAAGCGACGAAAGATTGATCCAGAAACGGATTTTCCCTCGTATGTAATCAACGAGATTGAGCTGGTTGTCTGAATCAAACGTGCGGCTGATCTGACCTACCGCTTCGGTCGTACCTGTCTTTGAGAAAGTCAAGGCATTTGTGCCTTCTCGGTGATTTGTGGTCGTTGATAAAGAAGTGACATCAGTTGAGCCACTCCAAGGAGTCGCACTCTCGGCATTCTCGACGATGAGGCGATCTTGTTTTACGTGTGCGTAGACACGTGCGCGATTCTCAGACATACAAGCAAAGAAAATGAATTGTTATGTTTATACTACCACGCCGGAGGCTATGAGCATAGCTGCTTCGTCTGAAGTCAGGACAAGTGTTTCGCCAGCCGTATAGCGGACGCCTTGGAACTTGACTGCTGATTTGAGAACCACTTGCGTCATGTCAGAAGGCACAACGGCAGGTGAGGGTTCGATGGGCTGTTGCTCGACAGGGGCTTCAGGCGTAGGAACAGTTGATAATTCTTGTATTTGTTCATCTTTCATAGATCGGAAGTAATGAGTTATCCACAGCCCCCGAAGGGGCTGTTCGACAACACACTATTTTGCGTTGAAGTCGCAGGATGACGAGGAACCCTCGTTCACCCAAAGTGTCGTGCCAATACTGCCGTCTGTCTTGATGTAAAGACAGCCGGCAGCATAGCCAGAACCTGCGTCCATAATCGTGACCGTACCAGAACAACGCAAGACGTTGCCTGACAGATCGCGTTCGAGGACACGGATTGACTGGGAATTGATCGTAACGACCTTCCCAGCTTTTTTATCGACGGTCGTGGTAACCGTCCCTTGCGGATGGAGTTTGAAGTTTGCCATATGTTTGCCTTCGTAGAGAGAGGACGAAGTATTCCCTCCCTACAGTCGAGCTGTCTATGGGTTAGGCAACAGCATTCTTGATGAGGTACGCAAGCGTATCGTCGACAAGCGTCTGATCGTAGCTGTCGCGCACGCGGACAACGTCTCCGACACGCGAGTCCTCACGGTAGCGGTCAACGACGCGATCCATGTCTTTGATCGTGTAGCCGAAGCTTGCGGTCATAAGACCCGGACGAGACGGACGTACGAGGAGCCAGAAGTGCTTGCCCCACACGTAACCGAGTGAATCGGTCTGCCCTTCGTTCGCGCTGTTCTTGACAGCATCACCGACGAGGACTTCCTCGACTTCGAGAAGCTGAGCAACAGCACGCTTGACCGAGTTCATGTCAATCATGCCGACATACTTGATGCGATCAACTACGTCTGGGTGATGAATAAACTTCTCCCACGTCTGGTAGCCGAAGACGGCGACATTCGGGTGCATGGCCGTATTCTGCTTGATCGTGTTCCGTGCCGTCGTGATGTCATCAAACGGATCGGAGTTGGCGAAGTCGCTCCACTGGTCAGTCCCGGAGAGAGTCGTGTTTTGCGTGATGACAGAAGTATCTGCCATGGTTCCCGCAAGAGCGTTTTCTTGATGGAGCCAAATCTTATCGACGCAAAACATGGTGGCATCGCGCATCGGATCGTATGGATCATCCGAGTTGAGGACGAGTTCGTCCGGCACGATCTTTTCGAGTGCCTTTTCCGTACAAACGTAGCTTCCTTGCGAAACGGTGTAGTCGAAGGAACGCGCACGTGCGCCGGGAGCGCGGTCAATGAAGTCCTCCAGACGGAGGTTGTCTTTGCCGTACTTGGCGAACTTACCGGTGCGTTCCTTCACTTTGAGGGTGGGCATGATTCGGTCGGAAATATACTGACCGTTCCGATATGCAATCGAGAACTGCGTCAGTAGCTTATCAACCTTTGTTGCCCCAAGAACTGGATTCATATGTTCTTGTGTTGTTTATGAATTAGGCATCAGAGGCTTCGACCTCTCCATGAGTAACGAGAACTTCGGCAATATCGTTATCCGCATACGCACCGAGTGCTTTGGCGATATATTCTTCGCCGGCCGCGTCACAGATTTCAAGATCACCGGTCGCTGTCGGAGTGAGAAACTTGCCAAACGTCACGCCAGCCGTCTCGTTGATGAGCGCGTTGCTGACACCAGAGACACGGACAAGAGCAATATCACCGCTCGTCGGTTTGTTTTGCAAGATACCGAGTGACTTGGCGTTTGCGCCAGAAACTTCAGCTTTGCCAGTTGTTCCGTCACGAGTAACTGCGAAGTATTGCTTCGAAGACAGGTCTTCACCTGCCTCAAGCGACACGTCAACAGCTCCCATGTCGGTTAGGATGCTTCCAGTAGCCATACTGTTTTATGGTTATGGTTGAATGAATTATTTTACGGCCATAACTTCCTTCTGCGCTTTTTCAACCGCAAGGTGCTTGGCCATTCCCTCCTTCTCGTACTTCTCGGCGAGTTTAGCAGCTTCGGCAAGTTTGCTGTCCATGTCTTTCTTGTGTTCGGGCATCATGTGACTGCCCATCTCAGCAAGCATAGCATCCGAAACGGACGTTACACTTTTGACAAGATCAGAGAACTTGTCGAACTGTTCGTCGGAGAGACCGACGATAAACTCGTTGACTTTTTCACTCAATTCAGCGGAAAAACCTGTACGAGTTGTTTCGGACAATGTGAGACTTTTGACGCGATCGTCAGTCACACGCTTCTTTTCTGCGGCCTTGAGTGCTTCAATTTCCTTAGCCTGCTCCGCGAGCTTCTTATTGGCTTCGGAAAGCTCAGCAGCGGCTGCCGCTTCCGGTTCCTTCGGCTCCTCCTTTGGCTCCTCTTTGGAGGCTTCCGCAGGAGCTTCCTCTACCTTGGCCTCGACTTTCTCAACCAATTCCTCGACTTCGACTTTCTCGTCGTCGGAGAGGATGGTGAGCATCGAACGCAAGGCGAGTTTATCTTCCTTCGAGACCTTCTCTCTCGAGAGAAGATTCTCAGCGAATAGCTTGATAGCTTGCACGCTCATAGCTTTTTTACTTGGTGAATTAGGTTCTTTCATGTCCTCGGCAAGGAATGTGGGTTGCATTCCTTTGATGACAGGTCTGTTCGTTAGCGCGATTCCGCGCAGAACATCCTTGATCGTCATTTTCTTGCCGCCCTCGACCCTTTCAAAGGGGCCGAACTCGACAGAGAAGTACCGATACACTTTATCTAAGAAATATTTTTTGCCCTCCTCGGTGAAGTCCTTGAACTTCGCCCATAGGACTCCTCCTTTGACCTCTAGCGACTTGACCCAGGCTAACGCACCCTTTTCCGGTTCGTGATTCACGTCAAGCGCAAGCTCAACCCCGAGGACGTTTTGGTCAAAGTTTTGTTTGAGATTCTGGAGTTTCTCCTCCGTGATTTTGAATACGCCATACCGTTGATCGTAAAACTCCCCGACTTTGAGGACTTGAAATTCCATGTTCTCAAGATCCGTTTCGTTTACGTCGAGAGAGGCAAGTGACAGAACGCGCGTCCTCAATTCGTCAGAACCTTTGAATCTCCTTGCTGCTGAAATAGCTTGGGCGATTGCACGTCCGTCTTCGAATCCACGCTTTTTTGCATTGTTGAAGACCTCAAGAGCAATTTCCTTTTGGTGCGGTGTCAATTTCTTGATACCAGGAAACGATTTCTCAAAGTCGGCGATACGAGAGAATGGCATATATTTCTTCCAAGTATAGAATAACACGTTTTCTGTTTGTAATCACTAGCCTTCCAAAGACAGATGTGTAGGTTTGGATTTCTTGATGAGGTTTCAAGCCGGTACGATTCCTTCCTCAATGGCCTTCTCAAGCCGCGATCCTTTGCGGATAATCGGCTGTTTCATCTGCTCGAAAGCGTTTGTTTGCGGTACTCCCTCAATCGTCTGAAAACGATTTTTGACCGATTTCGGGAGTGTCTTTACCGGTGGGAGCTGCGTGTCTGTTTTGAGAATTGCGACCCAGATACCGCGGCAATTCGTATGAATCTGGCTTATCTTGGTAAAAGGATCTGTTGACGACAAGACACGTCCATCGAGAGTCAAACAGATCGGACAGGTCTTTTTGTCAAGAATTTCGCTTCGCTGGAGTCCATGAAGTTTTACGCGATTGGATTCAAATACAATCGAACGACCTTCATTGAAGGCATCCATTGCAATTCGACCCGTTATTTCCATATTCGCCTGATGAGCGAGTAGATCGAACAAGTCGGCCGCCTCCGAGAGGATTGCTGTTTTACCAACGTCGTTGTTCATCCAGTCAAGAAGACGCGCCTTGATAGCCGCAAGGATGCGGTCAGTTCGTGCGGCAAGATAGAGTTCTATTTTTGAATCGATCACTTTTTTGGTATAGCCAGAAGTCGTTGGAACATTTACTTCAATTTCTTTCGCCGCGGCTTTCTTTCCTTCCTCGATAGCGGCCTTTGATCGTTCCTTGAGAGCTGAAAAAAACCCAGCGACAGAAAGAAGACCAATAGCCATGGCGGCCTCGAGATCATCCGCGTCAATGACCTTCTCGATCTTTTTGAGTAAATCCTCTTTTTGTTTTTCAGTTGCGTCATTGACGAGTGCATCAATTTCATCGTCTTCACGATCCAGTACAATTTCAATGTCGGCAAAAGCAACGCGTTCCTCGGCAAATGTCAAAGGACGAAAGAAGTTTCCATTCGCCAAAGAGAAACGCGATCCTGTTTCTTCTTCCTGTTCTTCTGGTTTTTCCTCAGGCAGTTCTTCTTCCTCCGGTTGAGTTTCTTCAGGGACTGGTTTCTCCGGCTGTCGTTCTTCCTCCTCTTCAAAATCCTCAATGGATACGTCAGGAAGTTTGAACGTCTTGTGCGCCCAAACCTTCATCGCCGGGGAGACCTCGACCAATCCTGAGTCAATGAGAGTCTTGATTGCCGTGGACATCTCGGAGAAATCAATTTCACCGATCTCACCAAAGCGAAGTTTCGGGTATTCTTCCTGTGGCCCGAAGTTGAGATCAACAATCTCCTTGATAACTGTTTCATTCAATCTCTCGGCGATGTATTTCGCTATCGCTCGTAAGGCAAGTGTGAAAAAATCTGTTTGATCTTTTGAGAGTGCGTAGCTTCCTGATGAGGAGGAACCGAGATCAAGGAATTGCGCAAGAATGTTGACGACGATCATGCGATCATGGTGCTTGATACTTTCCATGAGTGCGGCTGATTGATCGCTGATTCCGGCTGTCTGCATCTCAAACTTCCATTCGGGTGACGGAAGGACGACATAACCCTGCTCGTTGATTTTGAGATTGCGTCCGAGTTCTTCAGCATTTGCTTTGTCTGTTTCGTTTGATCCTTGCGGAAGTGTGATAACAGGAATACCCGCGCCGCGTTCAAGACGAATCCCATCAATCTTGTATAGAATATTTTTGAAATACCAATGTTTGTAGGCCGAACGCAAAATCGAAACACCTTCCCAGTTGTCGCCTTCTTTATTGTTTGAAAAGAGGACGAGTTTCCACATCGGGATTTCACGAATAGTAGATTGTATCTCGTCGTTCGGTTGAACAGCGTCGAGAAGCTGTGTCACGCCTGGAACAGACGGATCAGATTGAATCATCCAGCGATAATGCGCCGATGGTGGACGTGGTGCGAGTTTTCGCAACAAAACACGGCCATCTTTGATTCTGTAAACCTTCTCAAAGTAGTAGAAACCAAAATCAAGATAGGCTAGTGCCTCGCGCAAGAATCCGTCAAAACCGCCTTCCAGTTTCTCGAACAGGTTGACACGAACAAAATCCGCAATCTCGTTCTGCTTTGCGTTTTTCTGGTCAGAAGAATCAATCGTCCGCTCGGCCGCAAGAATTGGGAGTTTCATTGCATTCAAAACGGCATTGACAGTCGCATCTGACCGACGCATTTCCTCATAGATATCGACCCCTTTGTCTCCGTGGAAGTCCGAAAGGTAATCCTGTGTAATGAAGCCACCGAAGTTTTTAGTACCAGAT